GATCCGTTTATCACGTCGCTTAATGGCTGGATGGCCTTAACCGCCGGAATGGGCGATCTGCTTATCGAAAGCACAATGGACGACGAAATCAAAAATATTCTTCTTGACGTGGAATTCGCGACGCGCGATCCACAAAGCATTATGGCGGGCGCGGTAAACGCCGACGACGTGTTCCCGTCCGGCGCTTGCGATAACGTCCGCGCGTCGTCCGGATCACTGAAGGACAATCAGAGCGGGGAATATCCTTGCAAGTATCGCGGGATTGAAAATCCGTGGGGAAATCAATTCCGCTGGCGCTGGGACGTGCTTGTCAAAGATCGCGTTCCGTATGTACTGACCGATCCGGCGAAATACGCAAAAGGCGAAGTAACGGCGGATTATACGCCGCTTTCGTACAAGATCAGCGATTGCGACGGCTGGGCGGACGAATTCGGCTTTGATCGAGCCTTCCCGAATGTACAGTTTCCGACGGAAGTATCCCGCACTTACGACAAGAGCGGGTACGGCGTTTATTTCTGGCAATGGAGCGAAGGCACATATGCGCTGCTTGTGGGCGGCGACGTGGCCAACGGTCGCCTCGCGGGCGCGCGGTGTTGCCGCGTGTCCCCCGGGCCGGGGCGCGCGTTCTGGATCTTCGGCGCGGCGCTTTCTCCGGCGTGATAACGCCGGGACTGGTAAAGGGGGATCGGGGGCGCAAGCCCCCGCCCATATAAAAATATAAGGGGGTACAGGCAAATGAACAAAAGCCCGGAAATGTGGGTGCAGGAAATCCACCAAAACGCCGTTTCGCATGGATGGTGGATCGAAGATCGGGACTTCGGCGAAATCTGCGCGCTGATTCATTCGGAACTTTCCGAAGCGCTGGGAGAATACAGGAACGCGCGCCCGCTGGTTTACTACCATTGCGGGAAAGGCGGCGCAATATGCGACGCGCAAGCGTGCGCGGATATCAACCGCGATCCGTATTATGTCGAAGAGCCGTGCGAGGATCGCAAGCCGGAAGGGATCGCCGTTGAACTTGCCGACGTTGTGATCCGCATTTTCGATTATTTCGGGCGCATGGATTTTATACCGCGCGGAAGCGTTCTTTATCCGGCGGAATTCATGCGGGAACTGACAAATACGCACGGGGTCGCCTTTAACGAAGCGATCCGCGCCGTCGAATACCGGGCAATCGCGGCGGCGACAGAGAGCGAAGGCACATACCGAAGCTTCGGCGATTTCATCACGAATTGTCATGCGGATATTTCCACGGCCTACGATGTAGCAGACACCGGCAGCGGCGGCATGAACGATATTAAAGCGGAATATCTGCTTGTTTGCGTCGCCCGGATCGGATATTGGTTTGCATACAAGAAACTGGATATCGAAAGCGTGATCGCGGAAAAGCACAAATACAACAAATCCCGCCCGTACAGGCACGGCGGGAAAACGATTTGACCGGGGGCGCGATATGGGCGACGAAAAGACATTCGCGCAACTTTTGAAAGAGCATTACGCCGACGCGATCCGGAAGGCCGACGGCGGCGTTATCACGGACGCACAAGCCGCCGCCGCGATATACGCGGATATCCGGGAACGGCTTGCAGGGAAGAACGAAACCGGATACGTCCGGCGGATCGTCCAGAAACGCCCGCTTGCCGTACAGATCATTATTGATCTTGTGAAGGAATACGACGTTAAAGCAATCGAAATCTTCAACAAAGGGACGTGGGACAAATGACGATGTATGAATTCATGGTAAACGCCTTTTATCTGCTTGTCGGCGTGATCTGCTTGTGCGTCGCGCTGGCCGTCGTGAATGCGTTTATCGTTGCCGCGATCCGATCATACCGGAAAGGAAGGAAAAATCGAAATGGCACAAATCCATATTGACACGAACGATCTTCATATCGCGGGGCGCTGCTTGGGATACGTCCTTGCGGAATTCTTGCAGGGCTTCAGAGAGGGCGAAAACGCCTATTTCGACGATCTGCGAAAGGTTATGAAAGAGGAAGCCGAAAACGAAAAGGCTTCCGACGGCGAAAGCGCAGCGGAAGCCGAAGAGGGCAAATAAACAAAAAAGGAAGCGTCCGGCGTGACGTTCCGGGCGCTTCCTTCTCCGATTGCAGAAATGCAAAAGGGCTATTCAACATACGCGTATTATATCAGAAAGTACGCGCCTTGTCAAGAAAGGGCTTCAGCATGAAAAGAGTAAAACGGCGCACGTTTTCCGGCGTTGTATGCGAACAAGAGGTTTACAACGTCGCGGATCAGACGGCGTTAAAAGACGCGAAGCCGTCACGCCCGCGCTTCAAAAACGAAGAAGAGCGGGAGCGGCACAAAATCGAAATCAGCCGCAGACGGCACGCGCTTATGTTCAATGAAAACTTTTCCCCCGCTTCCCTGTATTCGACTTTGACGTTTGACGCGGAAAACGAAGTACACGACGCGCGGGATTGCCGGAAAATCCGCGATCTGTATATCCGCCGTTTGAAATACGCTTATCCGGACGCGGTTATATTCTGCTATTACGGGCAGGGAAAGACGACACACAGATTTCATTTACACATGGTATCGAACGGCATTCCGGAAGAAGCGATCCGCGAAAAATGGGGCTTCGGCGACGTTTGCAGAATTACAAATCTGCGCGAACACAATTTTTATGACGGAGTGGATCACGGACAGGATTATACAGGGCTTGCGAACTACCTTTTCGATCATTGGAAAAAGGAATTCGGCGGGCATAGATGGAAACAGACGAAAAACGCGCGGAAGCCGGATCGGGAAACGCCGACGCTTGCGATCCGGGAATATTCGGAGAAAAAACCGCCCGTTGCGCCGAAGGGATATTTTCTTGTCGAGACAAAGACCACAAAATACGGATATATGTACTTTAAGTATGTGCGCATTCCGAAAGAGCCGGAAAAGCGCCCGCGCCGAAAGCGCGATTGATAACACTATAAACACTATATATAAATAAAAGAAGCTGGCACGGGGCAGCTATTAAAAAGCCTTGTAGATGTGTAACGTTTGACGACGAAGAAGCTAAAATCGGATATTGAGCGCTTCCGGATGGCCGGACGCTTGATAATAGATCGCATGAAAAACAGATCGGGAGGGTGCAAAGATGGCAAAAAAGGAAAAAGAGCAGATCACGCCGGAATTACGGGAAGCGATCTTCGACGCGGCGCGCGCCGGGGCGCTGGAAGCCTACGGCGATGCGGGCGGGTCGTATATCAATTACTTCAAGGCGATGGAAACGCTTTTGTACAATTTCCGGAAGCTGGCCGCGCTTGTCGCGGATGAAGAAGGATATTGCGAAGTCGAATACCATTCCGGGAAAAAGACCTTCGCGCACACGCCGACACAAACGGGCTATACGTCCAGAAAGACGGAAGCCGAACTTGTGGAGGAAATGCA